CCAGCAGCTGTTCTTATCATTGCAGATTATCAATACAAAGCTGCCTTTGCAATGGATGAAGAAATTAACTTCGTTGCATGTCTAACCGAACTCATGAGTGAGTGTAGGTTTAAGGAGTGAGTATATGGGTGAGTTTGATTACAGAGTAGAGAAACAAAGATTACGTCTAGAAGCAGAAGACTGGGCAAAAGGTATTAGGTCTTTACATGCACATAGTTTAAATTCTATGTGGTATGATACTAGAGGTGACGATGGTTCTGTAATAGATACCTGTTACAACGATGGTTCAATCAAAAGAGAAATAATTAAAACTGGTAAAATCATCTATTTTGGTGAACGATTGACTGGTGATGATCTAATTAATTCATATACACGACACTCGGCAGGTTAATGTCTAAACACAATCCTTTTGACCTTGTTAAACGCAATCCTTTTGACTTTGTTAAGTCCGTTTCCTATGATAAAAAAGATATCATGGTTGACGATCATGAAGAAAAAAACTACGCACCCTTCCTTATAAACAAATCATTGTCCTACCATCAGGATTCTGTTTTCTTTACAATGAGATGAACTGTCGATACCACCTCGACAATCGTCTTCAATATGTCTTTTTACTAAATACTCTTAGAAAAAGACAACGGTTTGCTAAATGGAGTAAACCATATATTAGTAACAAACTCGATACCATAAAACAGTATTATCAGATATCAACACTTAAAGCAAAAGAGTACATGGAAGTGTTATCAGATAAGCAGGTTCGTGAATTGAAGAACAGAATGAAAACTGGTGGACAAAACAATGATTGAAAATGAAGACCTAGTATCGGATTTGGTTGAAATAACCTTCCCCGAAAAAGATGACTTCCTAAAAATAAGAGAAACCCTATCTAGAATAGGAGTTGCATCACGCAAAGACAATGAACTATTCCAATCTTGTCACATACTTCACAAGAGAGGCAAGTACTACATTGTCCATTTCAAAGAATTATTCAAACTAGACGGTAAACCCACCAGTATTGACGAAGGTGACATCGGCCGCAGAAACACTATCGTTACACTACTTGCACAGTGGAAACTCTTAACAGTGTTAACACCTACCAAGATTGTAGAACCAACAGCCCCCTTATCCCAAATTAAGATCATTCCTTTCAAAGATAAAAAAGACTGGAAATTGACCACTAAATACACCATCGGAACCAATAAATCCTAAATACCTCTGTTAGATTAATTAAAACAGGAGATAATTATGTTATTAGATTTTCTACAATGGGTTATAGCATGGGTTCAAGTAATTCCTTGGTTAGTTATGGGGGCATCATTAGTTGCCGCTCTAACACCAACACCAATCGATGATGGATTGGTCAAGAAGTGCTACAAACTTTTAGACTGGTGCGCGCTGAATATCGGCAAAGCAAAAGAGTCCTAAATAAGTAGTGTATAATAATAATTAATAAGAGGTAAATTATGGAATATATCATTATAGCTATAGTTGTCGCTGCCGTTGGTCTTGCATATGTTGAGTCAAAGAAGGACAAAAAAACTAAACCAGTAAAATCCAGCAAATCGACTGGAAGTTCTTCTAAAAAAGAAACTGACACTGCTCAATCTGTTTCACATTTAAAGAAATTGACAAAGCAACAACTTTTAGATCATGCAGATAAGAACAACATTAAGGTAAAACAAAGTGGTTCTAAAGCTGAAGTGGTAAAAGCGATAGCAAAACACAAGTAGACTTAATAGTATACTACCAAAGAGGGACGTTTTTCGTCCCTTTTTTTTGGCTCCAAACATGTTGAGTCATAAATAAACACATGGAAGACTTATTTGTGTTAATTGGTGAAGTGGGAGCCCCTATTGCTGGAAGTATAGTGATGGGTTTCTTTATATTTATTGTTATAAAGCAGATGCTTGAGGGTGTTGTAGATGACATAAAAACCTTAACAATGTTCTGTAAATCTCTAGAGAATAGAGCACGAATGATGTCTAATGAAATGATTAAGATTGATCTCTTAGTGTCATCAGCATTAGAACTCAGACCCGACATAGGCAGGGTTGCTAGAGCAGAGAATTTCATCGAAGATGAAAAACTAGATGTCAGGAGAGATTAATGGATATATCTCAACTAATTTCGGATTACGGATTCCCCATTGTTATGATGGTGGGTCTCGGATATTTTATATATTATGTTTGGTGGTTCTTGGGAGAACACTTAGAACCTGAAATTGAAAAACAACATTTTGCACTTATCAAAGTAATTGACCAAGTGCGCATGTTAGATCAAGATTTAATTCGTTTGCAACAAAAAGTAAACGTAGTTCTCGAAATAAAAGAGAACCTAAAAAAACAGGCAAAAGACAATGATAAAACTAAAAAAAGATAGGGAATTACTAGTAATAGGATGGGTAATCCTACTCAGTTTTTTTGCATCAAGTATTGAAGCAGACGAAATAGTCCATAAATTTAAGAGTCCATCTTTCAGTGGTGTTGGACAATCTTCACACTATCTTACAATTGAGAATCAGGAGAAGTCTAGACGCGATAAATTAGCTGCAGATGTTGAAGACAGAATAGCAAAAGCAGAAAGAGATGCAAAGAACACTACACTAGCAAAATTTTTACGCAACGTAGAAAGCAGAATTTATGCTCAGATAGCAAAACAGTTAGTTGAAAATATGTTTAATAATGAAGAGGGTGCTGATTACGGAACCTTCACCATTGAGGGAAATACAGTCACCTATGAAAGAATGACTGGCGAGGATGGAGCAGACTTCATCAGATTAACTATTGTGGCAAGTGACGGTACAACGACAACCTTAGATATACCAGTAGGAACAGGCGGCTTTTAAATGAGAGTACGAGGAGTAGTAGGAGTTGTAATGCTCCTGTTAATCAGTGGGTGTGCATCAGTGCCATCGATGACTGATTCATGTACTACCGCCATAATGAAAAAAATTGGCCAGTGTATCCAAGAAGCAGAAGTAGTTAAGATACCGACATATCAGGAACTTGCAGATTTACCAGCTGCAGAGTCAATGCCTGTAGTTGCAGTATACGCTTTCCAAGATAAGACTGGCCAACGAAAGAGTAAGGATGGAATTGCTTCCTTCTCTACTGCAGTAACACAAGGTGCTGAATCATTTTTGATTGATGCACTTAAGACCGCAGCGAATGGTAAATGGTTTAGAGTAGTAGAACGAACAAGTTTAGATGCACTTGTTAGAGAGCGACAGATCATACGTTCTACTAGAGAAAGTTTTGCAGAGAAGGAAGGTAACGAGGATTCCCCAACAGGAATTCAACCTTTGCTCTTTGCAGGCATCCTACTGGAAGGTGGGATAATTGGTTATGATTCGAATATCGACTCTGGCGGCCGCGGTGCAAGATACCTCGGCATCGGAGCATCTAATGCTTACAGAAGAGACATGGTGACGGTTAGTTTGAGAGGAATATCAACACTTACTGGTGAAATATTATTGAATGTGCAGACTACTAAGACTATTCTTAGCACAGGCGGTGGATACGATGTCTTCAAATTTGTAGACCTTGACACGAAACTAATTGAGATTGAGGATGGCGTAGCAACAAACGAAGGAGTTACCAAAGCAACTCGTTCTGCAATTGAACTAGCCGTTCTAGAATTAATATATCAGGGACACGATAGAGGTTTTTGGATAATAACTGGTGGACATCGGCTTCCTCACAATAGTGATGATGTGAACGATCTACACATAATAGAAGAAAAAGAAGGAGAAACAAAACATGAAGAATAAATTATTACTCATTATGTTAACATTAGGTTTATCATCGACAGCATTTGCTGGAGCTGATGACAATGAAATTTGGTTACAACAAACAGGCACAGGGTTAGTGTTGGATTTTACACAGAAAGGTTATGGCAACAAGGTGGGTGGAGATAACTTCGCAGGTACATCTATTGACATGCTCTTAACTGGTACAAGCAACAGTTTTACACTGGTACAGTTTGGTGATTTAAACAAACTATACGGCCCATTCATCGCAGATAGTTCAGTAGTAAACTTAACTTTTACTGGGGATTCAAACGCAATGGACTGGAATGTTGGTTATCAAGGTAGTGCAGACAACTTGAACATGTTAGGAGCCGTTACAGGTAGTTCTAACACATGGGATATTAATGTTGGAACCGCTGCATCAGCTGAATACTTAAACTGGGACTTAGTAGTAACAGGTTCAAGTAATGTATTCACGACTGTAGTTGATTCTGATAATGCTGTTTGGAATTGGACTGTAACTGGTTCTACAAATGACATTAATACCAATCAGTCAGACGCTTCAGATAACTCAATAACTGCAGTTTTAACTGGTTCTACAAATGATATTGATATCATTCAGCAGAGTGGTTCGGATGCAGGATGTCCAGCAGGACAATCTTGTAGTGGTATTATTGATGTATCATTTGTAACATCTAATGGAAATATTGATATTGTTCAGAAAGATACTCTCGACTAGTTTTTTACTTATAGGTTTGATTTCGTTGGTCGAAGCTGAACCTATAGGTGAGATAGTCGAACAGAAGGGCTACGCTGGGCTGCAGAGAGATGGTGCAACAACCATTATTTCTGCAACACTTCTACCCGAAGTATTAATATACGACACTGCTCAGACTCAGAATGGAAGGATGAAAATCCGATTCCAAGGCAACGAGGAATTAGATTTAACAGAACATTCGAAGGTTTGGATTGATGAGGTCTACTATGACCCCGACCCAAGTCTTTCGAAAATGTCATTAAGAATGGCACAAGGTACATCCAGATTTGCATCGGGATTTGGTGGGAAAATTAGAAAGGCAAATATTGATATTAGAACGCCAACTGCCACAATCGCAGTGAGGGGCACAGATTTCACTACTAGTATCGATGAACTAGGTAGATCATTAGTGATCTTACTTCCTGATAAATGGGGAGCTCCATCAGGAGAAGTTGTAGTGTTCAATGCAGGCGGAACAGTTGTACTTGATGAAGCTTATCAAGCAACAATGGTATCGACATATGATGATTCACCAACTAAACCAGTGGTGGTCAATGGGATAACACCCAATTTGATTGACAACTTATTCATTGTTAGTCCACCCGAAGAAGTTAAACAAGCTATTGCAGAAGAAAGTGGGTCAAACGAGAATGATGGTGGTAATATTTTAGATGTGGATTTTCTAGAATTCAATGATCTAGAAGAGGATTGCTTTGAGGATGATGAGTTAGAATACACAGAACTCGACAGAGACTTATTGGATGTCGATTTCTTACAGGATTTACTTGATGTCATTGTAGGCATCGATAGAAGGGTTGGGTTAGATAAAACATCATCTACTGCATTTGGTACAGTTAGAATTGATGGAACTCTGCCAGGCTTTGACAAGGATACCCAATACTCTACAATTGTAGATAAGGGTCTTGGTCAAATATGGTTCTATAGGGAAGTGAGTGGGGTTATCTCTATTCGCATACCAGTCTATGCACATGCAATGATTAGAACTATAACAGACGAAAAGGAGTCATCAATTCAGGTGGGTGATGGTTCGTCTCTAAATATAACCATCACACAAACAAACTAGGAGAGACTATGATAGGTATTCAGTGGTTAAAGTTCAAAAAATGGCATGAGACCCAAATCTTTGGTTTTCAAAAAATATGTCGGCTGGATGATTATACAATGTTGTGGTTAGCAGTTGGTGAGGGAGTTTTATTAACCCTATTCTTCCA